GAGCGAGGGGATCTTCACCACCGAGCGCCCCCATGACGCCGTCGAGCTGCTGCTGGCGGCGGCTGTAAAAGAGCCGGACGGCGAAAAGGCCGCCCGGATGGCAGAGCTCGCGGCACGCACGGCTTTTCAGGCGACAGAGCGCGTCGCCAAGGGGTACATGATGGCGGTGACGATGAGCAGCGAGGACGCAGAGGAAGACTCGGAGGAGGGTGACGAGGAGTGACGCTGTACAAATACTACACACTCGAGAGACCACCCGCGCCCGGCGCTATCCCGAGCAGGGGGCTGCGAGATACAAGGACATACGACGAGAAAAGCGACGCCTGCATGGGCAGAGTCGTGAGCGCATGGGGCTGGGCGCTGTATGACAGACGGCTCAGCATGGAGGAGATACAGAGCTACGAGCTCGCATACGGAGGAGAGGTGGAAAGATGAATGCAATCGAGGTGAGCAGCGAGAAGCGCTGCATCGAGGCAGCAAACGAAAGCTCCCGCAACGGATTAGTCCGGGAGCTCCGCGAGATGCAGGCCGAGCAGGAGAGGGACAAGCGCAGGCAGTCCTGGCTGGAGCGGCACTTGGTATCGGCGTACGAGCAGCTGGAGCGGGCACAGTGGAGCAGCTCTTTCTGGAAGTGCGTTGCATTTGGGGGCTGGGCAGTCGCCATCGGTACCATCATCGGACAGATGATGTGAGAGAAGGAGGAAAGACATGGAGCAGGAAAAAAACGGGATTTTCGGGGACGCGCTGGACACATTTTTGCAGGCGGCGCAGGACGCACAGGAGACGGACACGCTGCTGCGAGTGCTGGAGCGCATGTGCGACCGGCAGCAGATAAAGGACGCGCGGGACGGCCGCAGCATTGAGTTTTCGGTCATTTACATCGAGGACATCCGCACGGCGTGTGGCTTTGCCGAGTGCTTTGAGGCAAAACGGATTGCGGAGCAGAGAGAGGAGGCGGCGGAGTGACACTCTACGAGATTACTGACGAGTACAGACAGCTGCTCGAGATAGCCGAAGACCCGGACATGGATCCGGAGGTACTGCGTGACACGATGGAGGCTATCGACGCCGACCTCGAGGATAAAGCGGATGGCTACGCCAAAGTCATCCGCACTCTGGAGGCAGAGGAAGCCGGTCTTGATACCGAGATTAAGCGCTTGCAGGCGCGGAAAAGTACAGTGGCAGGCAGCAAGGCGCGCATCAAGGGCGCGCTGGAGGCGTCCATGCGGGCGACCGGAAAGACCAAATTCAAGACGCAGCTCTTCTCTTTCGGCATCCAGAAAAACCCCGCGAGTGTGGTACTCGCGGAGGGGAAGGTGCCTACGGAGTACTGCATCTTGCAGGAGCCGCTTCCGGACAAAAAGCGCATCGCGGCCGAGCTGAAAGCGGGGGCGCATTTCGACTGGGCAGAGCTCCGGCAGACGGAGTCGCTGCGCATCAGATGAGGAGGAGAGCATGAGAGAGGTGAAAATCCGCCCCCTGCGGGCGGAGGAGATTGATTGCAGAGTGGCGACAATCAGTGCCAAGGGGCTGGCGCTGCTGCTCTACAAGGATGCGCGCGTCGACCAGAGTATCCTCGATGAGACCTTCGGTGTATACGGCTGGCAGCGGTCACACCAGTGGATGGGCGAGCGGCTCTACTGCACTGTATCGGTGCGCGACCCGGAGACGGGCGAGTGGATAACCAAGCAGGATGTCGGCACGGAGAGCTACACCGAGAAGGAGAAAGGGCAGGCGAGTGACGCTTTTAAGCGCGCTTGCTTCAACCTCGGCATAGGCCGCGAGCTCTATACTGCGCCTTTTATCTGGATACCCGCGAGCGACTACACAGCTACGACCGGAGCCAACGGCAAGCCCGCGACCTATGATCGCTTCAAGGTCACGCGCGTGGAGATAGTAGATGGCTGCATCATCGGTCTGGAGGTGAAAAACACAAAGACCGGCCGCGTGGTCTTTTCCTACACCACGCGAGCGCCCAAGGCGGGAAAGACCGCCGAGAAGGCGGCATCTCCGGAAAAGCCCGCGGGAGAGCCGCTCGACATGAAGCGCGTCCTCCAGATGGTCGAGGCAGTAAAGCGCCACGGCATCCCGGACGAAGAGCTCTACAAGCGCTACGGCGCGAAGGTGGCGACCGACTTCCGAGTGGAGCACTACGAGGATTTCAAGCGCACGGGCGAGGCGTGGATAGCTGAGACTGAGAAAAAGTACGCGGGTAAGGCATGAAGACCCGCGGGCGGCTCACAGGCGTGCAAGTGCCCTTCCGGAGCGAGAAAGTGCTGCTGACCTTTGAGGTCGATGCGCGGCCGGAGGATGCCGAGGCTTTCCGGCAGTATGAAGACCTCGACATAGCCTTCGACAAGCACCGCGAAAAGCGCGGCAACCAGGCTAACGCCCTTTTGTGGGCTTGCCTGGGCGAGATAGCGGCTGCGCTCCGGACGGATGCCTGGTCTGTCTACCTCTACATGCTGGAGCGGTACGGGCGCTATACCACGGTGCTGGTCAAGGCCGAGGCAGTAGAGGGGCTACAGAGGGTATGGCGGGAGACGCGAGTAGTCGGAGAGCAGGACGGCATGACCGAGGTGCTCTGCTACTACGGCTCCAGCACATACGACAACGCGGAGTTTTCGCGGTTGCTGGACGGAGTGGTGGGTGAGATGAAAGAGCTCCACCTGCCACCGCCGCCCTCGCGGGAGATGCAGGCAGCGCTTGCGGAGCTTGAGCGGCGTGAGGCAAAGAAGGGAGACGGCAAGGGTTGAGAGAGCAGAGCTTTACCATACGCGGGCGGCTGGACGGCATGAACGAAATCATCGGCGCGTGCCGCCGCAACCGCTTCGCGGGGGCGGAGGAGAAGCGTGTGCAGCAGGCCATATGCCTGTCGGCGATACGCGAGCACAGGGTGCAGCCGGTGCAGTCGTATCCCGTGACGGTGAGCATAGAGTGGGTAGAGCCCAACACCAAGCGCGACCCGGACAACATCTCGGCTGCAAAAAAATTCATTTTTGACGCACTACAGGAAGCGGGAGTGCTGCGAAACGACAGCATGAAAGAAATCGGGAAAATCCACGAAAACTTCATGGTGGATGCGGCATCCCCGCGGGTGCGCGTGACGATACAGGAGGAGTGACATGATTGGAAACGCAAATATGAGGCGGCACGGAGACATCGCTTTTGACCAGAGCGTCGCCGACACCATACTGCGGGCATCGGATGCAGCCGCTGGGCGCATGATGCTGAAGCTTTGCAAAATCCGGCAAGAAACCCCGGTGCGAATGGTCGTATATGTGGGGGCAGCGTGCGTGAAGGCGGATGGCGAGATTGCCTTTTCGTGGGAGCTGCGAGCATACGGCATCGAGTAGGAGGCGCGCACATGGCTGGAGAGGGAAAGATTTTCTATCCGTCGCTTTTTGAAGCGCTGGAGGGCGCGGATGATGCGCTTTTTGCCGAGACACTTCGGGCTGTGGCGAATTTCGCCTTCAAGGGCGAGGAGCCGGGCGAGCTGTCGCCGATGGCAAGGGCGATTTACACGATAACGAAGCCGCTCATCGAGGCAAATGACGCAAAAAGAGAGGCGGGGAGGAAGGGCGCTCTTGCACGCTGGGGAGCTGCCAAACAGGGCGCAGCCGATGAAAATCCGGCTATATGTGCTAGTTCTGCTAATAGCACCGCATATGGCACAGCATATAGCAAAAAATGCGGTGCTATTTCTGCTATAAATTCTGCTAATGCCACAGTAACAGTAACAGGAACAGAAACAGAAACAGAAACAGGAACAGAAACAGAAACAGAAACAGGAACAGAAACAGGAACAGAAACAGGAACAGAAACAGGAACAGGAACAGGAACAGGAACAATTGCCCTTACGGAGACTACGTCTCCTTCAGGGCAAGAAAAACATATAGCGCGCAAAGCGCGCACACGCACGCGGAAACCCGCCGAGGAGCAGAAGCACAAGCGCGGGGAGTTCGGACATGTGCTGCTGACTGATGCCGAGTATAGCCATCTCTGTGACGAGAAGGGGCAGACGGAGACGGACGATGCTATCCGCGTAGTAGACGAGTACGCGGAGACCAGTGGCAAGCGATACAAAAACTACGCGCTCGCGATACAGCGGTGGGGATACCGCGCAGCAGCGGAGCAGGCGGCAAAAGAGCGGCGGGCGCAGATAAGCCCCGTGGGTGGCTTTTCGGCAGCAGACTATTTCGCCCGAGTGGCGAGGGGAGAGGAGGCACTATGACAGCACAGGAGGCAAGCGCTTTTCTGTCGGAGCTCGCGAAAGCGTATCCGGCACAGTATGCACGGCTGGGAGCGGCGGAGCTCAAGTGGCAGATAGAGCTCTGGAGCGGCACGATGGAGGGCTACAGCCTCGAGCAGGCGGTAGTCGGGCTGCGGGTTTTCCTGCGGGGGGACACAAGGGGCTTCGCGCCGGTGCCCGGGCAGGTCATCGACTGCATCGAGCGAGTGCAGCGACCGGCAGAGGACGGCTACACAAATACCGAGTGCATCTCGCTGATCCGCCGCGCTATCGGCGATGCGCTGTATCATGCCGAGGAGGCCTTCGAGAGACTGCCGGAGCTGTGCAGGCGGGCGGTCGGGACGCCGCGAAACCTCACCGAGTGGGCGCGGTTGGACACTCGGGAGGTCGAGACGGTGATCGCGAGCCAAGTCATCCGCGCACTGGAGGCTACACGGGTCCGGATGCGCGAGGATGCAAAACTGCCGCCGAGCGTCCGAGAGGCGCTACTGGTGGCGGGCAAGGGCGAGCCGCTGTACGCAGTGGAGAAGCGCGAGAGGGAGCGGGCAAGGCTGGAGCAGGCCGAGCGGCTGCGCTTAGATGCCCCTCAGAGCGACGACACGCCCCACAGCGGCGCGGAAGCCATGAACGCGGAGAAAATCGCGACTGGACAGCAAAGCCTCGCAGAAGCGCTTCTCGTGCGTCTGAGGGCACAAGGGCTGGGGACAATGCTCGAAAGTGCGACATGAGCGGCACGGGCGGCGCAAAGGGCGCTACGAGCGACGAGAGCGGGGCAAAACGGCACGAAACGGCAAAAGGCGAGGAAATATGCACTGAGAGGCTACAAGGGCTTAAAACGCCTTGCGGCGCGTCACAGGGCATAGCGCGAAAGGGACACATGGCGAAGAGACAAAAGAGCATCATGCCGGGCGACACGGCAGAGCGCTGCTACCTGTGCAGGAGACGCGGGCGGCTGGAGGTGCATCACTGCCTCCACGGACGCAACCGCCGGGCGGCAGACGAGATGGGGCTGACCGTGCATCTCTGCGGGGATTGCCACAGGCGACTACACGACAAGGGCGAGCACGACAGAGAGCTGGAGGCGCTCGCACAGGAGACATATGAGGAGCTGCACGGCCATGCTGCATGGATGGCACGAGTGGGCAAAAATTTCACGGAGGTAGACGGATGAATCAGGTCGTATTGATGGGCAGGCTGACGAGAGACCCGGAGGTTAGATACTCGAGCGGCGAGAAAGCACTGGCGATTGCGCGGTACACGCTGGCGGTCGACAGGCGGGGGAAGGGCGAGCGGACTGCGGACTTTATCCCGTGTGTGGCATTTGACCGTGCGGCGGAGTTCGCCGAGAAGTATTTCCGGCAGGGGATGCGGGTGCTGGTATCCGGACGGATACAGACCGGCAGCTACACGAATCGCGAGGGGCAGAAGGTCTACACGACCGAGGTCATACTGACCGAACAGGAGTTCGCGGACAGCAAGGGCGAGGCCGGGAAAAGTAGTACAGGAGCGGCGGAAAGTGGTAGAATAAATATGCAAGAAAGTGATAATTTTATGCACATTCCGGAGGGGGCTGACGATGAAGGGTTGCCGTTCAACTGAGGAGCTGCGGGAGTACGGAGTGCACCTCGTGGCGCAGCTCTGTGACATGCTGGAGATAGACGGATACGAGCTGCTGGGGCTGCAGATACGCGACCGGCAGACGGGACAGAGATTTTACTGGAGCGACTGGGAGCCGGAGAAGGGAGGAGAAAAAGAGTGAGACACATAGCCATTGATGCTTTTGCGGGCGGCGGCGGAGCGTCAGAGGGGTTGCGCATGGCTGGGGTTGACGTGAGCATAGCTATCAATCACGACCCCGAGGCGATACGGATGCACACTGTAAATCACCCGAAAGCGCTGCACCTGACGGAGGATGTTTTTCGAGTCAACCTCGCGGACTATCTGAGGCCAGACGATGTGGTCGACGTGATGTGGGCAAGCCCGGATTGCACAAGTCACAGCAAGGCGAAGGGCGGACAGCCGCGAAACAGGGGATTGCGCGTGCTTCCGTGGGCAGTGTACCGGATGTGCAAGCAGATACGCGATGCGACTGGCGCGCTGCCGAAAATCTTGCTCATGGAGAATGTCGAGGAAATCCAAGACTGGGGCCCGCTTGATGAGCACGGGCACCGGATACAATCGCGGCGCGGCGAGGACTATCGAAAATTTGTGCGAGCAATGAAAAAGCTTGGCTTTGAGTTCGACTGCCGGACGCTGGTAGCGGCAGACTACGGCGCACCGACGACGAGAAAGCGCTGGTACGCGGTACTGCGGAGCGACGGCAAGCGGATACACTTCCCACAGGCGACGCACAGCAAGATGGGCGGGTTTGGGCTGAAAAAGTGGCACTCGGTGTCTGAGTGCATCGATTTTAGCGACCTCGGCGAGTCGATTTTCAGCAGGAAAAAGCCCTTGGCGGAGGCGACGCTAAAGCGCATAGCCAACGGCATCCGGAAGTACATCCTTGAGAATCCGGACCCATTCATACTGCCTGACGGGACGGCGATGCCCTTTCTTGTGCAGTATCACGGGGAGACGAAAGACGGGGAAGCGCGCGGGCAAACGCTGGCTGAGCCGCTAAAAACCATCGACACGTCAAACCGGTATGGGCTCGCGAGCGTAATCCTCGACCGCGATGGCGCGGGCGACACGCACAAGCGCGAGGCGGTGGCGGCATTTTTGGTCAAGTACTATGGCACCGGATGCGGGCAGACGATGGACGCACCGCTTGGCACGATCACGACAAAAGACCGCTTTGGCATGGTGAGCTGCTTGCTGAAAAAAGGCGATGGCGCATTCTTTTTGACAAAATTCTATGGCCTAAGCATAGGCCAGGGGATGGATGAGCCGATTGGGGCACTGACGACATTTGGGCACTATGGCCTTATCGAATGCTGCGGCGGAGGTGAGCCTGAGGCCTATGGCATCTGTGACATACGATTCCGGATGCTAAAGCCCGAGGAGCTAAAAAGAGCTCAGGGCTTCCCCAGCACATATGTGATAGACCATGACGCGGACGGCCGGGCGTACCCGAAGAGCGAGCAGGTGGCAAAAATCGGCAATAGCGTAGTGCCGATTATGGCGGCGGCAATAGCGCGGGCGAATCTTGACGAGGGAGGTATGACGGCATGCTGACAAGGGATGAAGCGCGCGAACTGGCGGAGGTCACACTGGAAGAGTACCGTGAGGGGCGGCTGCCGAAGCAAGATGCGGTTAGATTTGTGATGGACGCGATTGAGGATGCTCGGCGCGAGGAGAGCGAAGCCATGACCAAGAGCGAATTTCTCGACGAGGTGAAGCGCATCGTAGCGGAGCGCGAGGGACAGCACGGCAAGCCCGCCGAGACTTTCAAGGCTATCGCGGCTGCGTGGAGCGTGTACCTCACGGCGATTGTAGGCGTGCCGGTGATGCTGCGCGAGGAGGATGTAGCGATGATGATGATCGAGCTCAAAGTCCAGCGCTTTGCGCACAGGCAGACCGCACACATGGACACGCTGCTCGACATCGCGGGCTATGCGGCCTGCGCGGGCGAGCTTGTGAGCGGAGGACGGTGACATGGACGGAGACAGAAGGCGCGGGAAAGACCTGCGGCATGCAGACGGCAGGCGCGAGGCACCGACATCGTGCTTCGGCATGAGCACCGGCACAGAGGGATGCTACAGGACGCTGGCGGTCGAGGTGGTACGGCTGGCGGTGGCAGACTACGCCGAGGGGCTGCGGCACCGGTATAAGGCGCAGCGCCGGAAAAGCTGGGTGCCCGCGGGCAGGATACTACACCGCGCGGGCACGGCAGAGCGCTTTTTCAAGAGCGGGAGAAGCCGGGCTTTTTGCGACATCGACGGCGAGTATCTCATGCGGGAGACGGAGAGGATGGTGAGGGATGAGCTTAAAAGCGAGGCTCGAGCAGTATCTTACTTTGGTGGCTGAGTCGAAGGATGCAGCATGGCGGGCTGAAAAGCTCGCCGCTCGCATCCGGGAGCTGGAAGCTGAGCAGGTGTCTGACAGTGTGCAGGGCACGCGGGACGATGGGACAACGGGGCACATCCGTATCACTGGAGTGCCGCTCCCGGAGATAGATAGGCTGCTGGGGATCCGGAGAAAGCGGGAGACGCGGATGCGCTTCCTCGCGATGGAGCTGGAGCAGCGGGCTGCCGAGCTGGAGGCAGAGATTGAGACTATCCCCGACCCGACCGTCCGGCTGATACTGCGGCAGCGGTACATCGACGGCATGACATGGGAGCACGTGAGCAGGCGGAACGGCCATGCAGGGACAGACTGGGCACGGGTGCGTGCAACGAGATTTTTTGCGGGGGCGCGAGAGAATGCAAGAGTGGCGAATAAGCAAAACAAAGCGGGCGGCTGACGAGCTGTGCAAAAGAATTGACAAGAGAGCGAGAAAACCGCTGCAAAATGCTTGCGTGTACGCTTTGTACGGATAAGATAAAAGAGTGAGAGGGTGGGTACAGTGAAGAGCGGCGCGCAAAGCTCTTTGCGACCATGCCTCTATGACCGACGAGGGGGAGTCGTGCCCGAGGCTATGCGGCCGAGGTAGTGCGACGTGACTTTGTGCAGAGGCTCAGGCCTCCCTTGCCGGACTATGCCGCTACTAGTGCGGAAGGCGGGTTCAATCCCCGCCGGCGGCTTCCCCGGCGTTACTTCTTCCGCCGGGTCATTACCCTCCTGTGTGCGCGAAAGCGGAGAAAAGAGACTGCTAGGCATGGCGGTCTCTTTTTTCGTGTGCGCGGGAAACAGACAATAGACAATAACGGCAGGGCGCTTCGGCGCTCTGTTTTTGTGCGAGGAGAGACTATGGCACACGGAGAGAGCTACGAGGAGTTTGTCGAGAAATTCAAACCAAAGAAAACAACGGACGACTGCTACACGCCGCCCGCGATATATGAGGCGGTGAAAGACTGGGCGGTCAAAGAGTATGGCATCGACCCGGCCAAGATTGTGCGGCCTTTTTATCCGGGCGGGGACTATGAGCGTTTCGAGTATCCGGAGGGCTGCATCGCGTTGGACAATCCGCCGTTCTCGATTTTGTCGAAAATCCTGCGATTTTACGATGAGCGCGGCATAGCGTACTTCCTTTTTGCGCCGACGCTCACGATGTTTAGTTCAATGAAATTTTCTTTAGGGGGGGGTATCGTAACCGATATAGCAGTAGAGTACGAGAACGGTGCAAAGGTAAATACCAGCTTTGTGACATCGCTCGGAGACGCGCGGGTCAGGAGCGCGCCGGAGCTATACGCACGCCTTATGGATGTGAATGCCGAGGGGACTAAGCAAAAGCGCTCGGACTCGAGGCGTCGTAGCATTGAGTATCCGGGAGAGCTTTTGCGGAGCACTGAGGTGGGGCGGATGAGCCGCGCGGGGGTAGACTTTAGCGTCCCGATGGGGCAGGCGCTGGTAGTGGGCAAGCTCGACGCGCAGCGCAAGACCGGTGATGCGATTTTTGGCTCGGGGATGCTGTTGTCGCACCGGGCAGCTGAGGAGAAGGCGAGAGCCGTGAGAGAGGCGGACGCATATATCGCGAGCAGGGTTGACGCCGTGCGCTGGGAGCTTTCGGAGCGCGAGCGGCAGATAGTAGCGGAGCTGAGCAAGGGGGAGTAGAGATGGATGGAGTGGTAAAGACGATTGGCCTCGCATGGATGATGGCGTGCTTGTCCATGGTGGGCATGGTGCTGGCAGCTGAGTGGGGGCGGAGAAGATGAGCAGACGGAGCACGCTCTTGATGCTTGCGGCTGCGGCGATGGTGGCGAGGCTCGCGCATGGCGTGGGCATGGATGGACGCAGGGTGGCATACATGGTCGCGCTGGCAGTGACGCTGAGCATTAACGGCTGGCTGCTCGGGTGGTACGACTCGGGCAGGTGACTCATGCCGCTGTATATCAGGTGCTCGAGATGCGGGCAGAGAAAAGAAAGGGGGCAGCCTTGCGCGTGTGAAGCGGCCTTCGAAAAGCGGCGCGGAGAAAAGCGGGTGTACAAAAAGGCGGAGGGCACGAGGAAGCTCTACCACTCCGGCAGATGGAAAGACCTGCGCGAGGTAGTCCTATCCCTGCACTCAGGACTGGATCCATGGGCAAGAGCACACGGGCGGATAGAGTACGCGGAGACTGTGCATCACATAGTACCCGCAGAGGAGTGTCCGGAGAGCTTCTTCAATCCGGCGAACCTTATCCCCCTATCAAAGAGGAGCCACGGGGAGGTACACGCGCTATACCGAGCGAGCGACGAGGGCAAGACACAGACACAGAAAGAGCTCTTCGCACTGGTGAAGCTGGCAGAGGGTAGGGGGGTATAAAAAAGTATTCCGCTGCCTATGGCGACCGCCGCCCCTAGCTCACCTCACGCAAAATTCTAAAAACCCGCCAAAAACGGCCAAAAACGACAGGAAGGGGGTGAAGGCATGGCAAGACCGCGAAAAATCGTATCGCTCCAGACGGGAAATCTCACGCGGGCGACAAAAGACAGGCGAGCCTACGAGGAAGGTCTCGCGGCATCCGAGAAGGCAAGCATCAAGAAAGTGCCGAAGGCGCTGCTGGTCGATGAAATAGCTGTGGCAGAGTACAAGCGCGTACTGAAAGAGCTGCTCCGGATAGACATCATCGGCGACCTCGACCGGGGCAACCTCATCGTGTACTGCAATGCCTTCTCCGGATATATGAGGGCGTGCGATGCGATAAAACAGCCCGATTTTGAGCCAATAGTCGTGAACAAACCGTCGCCTTGGTACTCAATCCGAGACCAGGAGCGGAAGGCCATGGAGGCAGCGGGCAAGGCGCTGGGCATGTCGGTAAGCTCCCGCTTGTCCGTGGTGGCGAAAAAGGCAGACCAGCAGGAAGAGGCACTCAAGCGCGCCTTCGGTGATATATGACCTGTCTCGAGGAAATCACGGCTTACGCGCGGGACTGTATCGAGGGAAGGATCCCCGCGGGGCAGAAGCACAAGTGGGCGTGCGAGCGGCTGCTGCGAGACCTTGACAGAGTCGGAAGCGAGGGCTTCCCGTATATCTGGGACGAGGAGCGGGCGCAGCGCATCGTCGACTGGTTTTCGCTGCTCAGGCACTCCAAAGGCGAGCTTGCAGGCACGCCAATCATCCTGACGGCGTGGCAGCGTTTCCGAGCCTGTCAGCTGTACGGCTGGCGACACAAGGACACGGGGCGCAAGCGCTTCAAGCAGAGCTTCACAGAGGTGGGACGCAAAAACGCGAAATCGCAAATGGAGGCAGGCGAGGCACTCAACGAAATCTCTGAGCAGGCGACGCGCAACGGCGAAGTGTACGAGGTGTACACGGCGGGAGTGAAGAGAGATCAGTCGAAAATTGTATTTTCAGAGTGCAGCCTAATGACGCGCGGCACTCTCATCCGGTCGCGTTTTCGCTTCAAGCGGGACGAAATCGTGCACATCAAGACCGGTTCTTTTATCAAAGCACTGTCCAAAGACGACGGAAAGAGCGGCGATGGTACGAATCCCGCCATGCTTGTGCTCGACGAGTACCACCAGCATCCCGACACGGATTTTTATGACCTTGGGCTCGGCGCAAATGTCAAGGAGCCGATGCTGACCATCATCACGACGGCCGGCAAGGATCTGAACTACCCCTGCTACACGCAGGAGTATGACTACTGCTCGAAAGTCCTCGACCCTGCGGTCGACATAGAAAACGACGAGTACTTTATCGACATATGCGAGGCTGACCAGGGCGACGACCTCGGCGCGCTGGAGACTTGGCAGAAGGCGAACCCGATAAGAGCCTTTTATCCGGGCGGAGTGGCGAAAATCCGACGCGCCTACGAGCTGGCCAAAGAGATCCCCGACAAGATGGTGTCCTTCAAAACGAAGGTGCTGAATGTCTGGGTTGCGGCCAAACAGAACGGCTACATGGACATGCAGAAGTGGAAGGCCTGCGAGGTGGCGCGCTTTCCGATAGACCTGAAAGGCCGCCCCGTCTATGTGGGCTTCGATATGTCATCGAAAATAGACTTGACCTCCGTCTCTTTTATCGTGCCGTATCAGAGCGACGTGCTGGACGAGACCGGGAAGCAAATCACAAGGTATCTTCTCTGGTCGCACAGTTTTATCCCTACATGGGAAGCGCTGCGCGAGCATGAGCTGAAAGACCGCGCGCCCTATACCTCATGGGAGCAGCGCGGTTTTTTGAGTGTCACAGATACGCCGATAGTGCACCAAGGCGCAGTCATGCAGTATGTGAAGAGCGAGATAGAAAAGTACGACCTCGATGTACAGTGCCTATGCTTCGACCCCGCGAATGCGACGAAAATCATGATGGACTTGAGCGATGAGGGCTACACGGTCGAGGAGGTCTACCAGAGTCACCGAAGCCTCAATGAAAGCACGCAGAGCTTCCGCGAGCAGGTATACGCGGGGAATGTACTGTATACGCCGAATCCGCTGCTGAATTTCGCCATGGCCAACGCAGTGGTGCGGCAGAATGGCGGGCTCATCAAAATCGACAAAGACGCGACCACGCAGCGAGTAGACCCGGTAGACGCGACGCTGGGCGCTTTCAAGCTGGCGCTATACCACCGCTTTGACGCGGTGAGCCTTGATAGCTATGTGGCCGACTGGCTGGACAGTATGGAGTGAAAGGAGCATGAATGGGGCTTTTGGAGAAAATCAGAAATGCACTTGCAAGGCCGCGAGCCTCGCATGAGCTCACACTTGGCATGGGCTTCCGGGAATTTTTCGGCCTGGATGAAAATGCACCGCCCTCTGCAATGTCAGAGGGCACCTATTTCACCTGCATGAAAGTGCTCGCGGAGACCATGGGCAAGCTGCCGCTCAAATACTACAAAGAGGACGAGCGCGGCGGCATGGTGCGCGCACCGACGAATGCAGCGGCGCGGCTGTTACTCACGAGACCAAACGAGGTGATGACTCCCGCGGCCTTCTGGTCGACGCTGGAGCTAAACTGCCAGCACTATGGTAATGCCTACGCTTACATCCACAAGGAGTTGAGACGGGCGGGCAAATATGGCGGTGAGTACATCGTGAAGGGCTTCTACCCAATGAAGTCGGACTGCGTGACGGTCTACATCGACAACGCAGGGATTTTCGGCGGCAAAGGCAGCCTTTTCTACCAGTACACCGACCCGACCACCGCAGAAGTGCAGGTCTTTCCGGCAGAGGATGTGCTGCACTTCAAGACATGGCTCACATGGGACGGAGTCATGGGCAAGTCGGTGCGGGACATCCTGCGCACGACGGTAGACGGAGCGGGGTACTCGCAGCGATACCTCGAGCGGCTGTATAAAAGCGGTCTCACGGCATCCAGTGTGCTCCAGTACACGGGTGACCTCGACGAGAAACTCCGGGCAAAGCTGCAGGCGAAGTATAACGACCTGCTCACCGGCGCGAAAAACGCCGGAAAGGTGGTGGCGCTGCCTATCGGCATGAGCCTCCAGCCGCTTGCATACAAGCTCGCCGACGCGCAGTTTGTCGAGCTTAAAAAGTACAGTGCCCTGCAAATCGCAGCGGCCTTCGGCGTGAAGCCAAACCAGATAAACGATTACGAAAGGTCGAGCTATGCGAATTCTGAATCGCAGCAGCTCGCTTTTTTAGTGGACACAATGCTTTTCCGGCTGGCGGCGTATGAGCAGGAAATCAACTACAAGACGCTGACCGAGGCGGAGCGCGAGGCGGGCTTCCGCTTCAAGTTCAACGAGAAGGCCATCCTCCGCGCCGATGCGCAGACGCAAATGCAGACCATCTGCAGCGCAATCAATAACGGGATCTACACGCCCAATGAGGGCAGACACTTGCTTGACCTTCCGAGCAAGGAGGGCGGCGATGTGCTCATCGTCAACGGCAACTACGTGCCCATCACTGAGGTGGGCGCGGCGTATGGCAATCAAAAGGAGAAAGGGGGTGGAGTATGGCAATCCTGAGACTGAATGGCGACGTGGTGGATAACGAGTGGGGAGAAATCTACGACTACTACGGCATCGACTGCATCACGCCGAAAAAGACAGCCGTCGCGCTGGCTGAGCTTGCGGACGGCGACACGCTGCACATCAAGCTCAACTCGGGCGGCGGGCATGTAATGGCGGGGCAGGAAATCTACGCACTGCTGCGCGGCAGGGACGATGTGGACATCGAGGTCGAGTCGCTTGCGGCATCGGCGGCATCCGTCATAGCTATGGCGGCACCGTGCAAGATGCTGCCGACGGCCTTGCTCATGGTGCATCGGGCATGGATGAGTAGCGGCGGCAACAAAAACGACCTCGAGAGAGACGCGCGGGCACTGTCTGCGGTCGATGAGGCGCTGTCTGCGGCCTACTGCGAGAAGAGCGGCATGAGCAGGGACGAAGCGCTGTCGCTCATGGACGCCGAGACATGGCTCACGGCCGAGCGGGCGCTTGAGCTGAGGCTCATCGACGGAATCAGCGAGAGACAGAGCAGCAAGGCGGCGGCATCGGCAGGGCTGGCAGTCACCGAGGACATGGTGGCGGAGTACAAGCGCGTGATGCAGCAGAAAAAAGAGGCAGAGCAGCGGGAAGCAGAGGAGCTGAAAGAGCTTCTCGCCGAGCTGGAAAAGAGTGGAGACACGAAAGGAGACTGACACATGAGAAAGACTGAGCTTCTCAACAAAATCAACAGCCTCAAGGCGGAGGCAATCGAGCTCGCACAGGCGGGCAAGCTCACGGAGGCAAAGGCAAAGAAGGCAGAGCTCGACGAGGCGCAGGCAGTCTTTGACCTGCTCGACGAGCTGGAGGACAGAGCGGTGCCGGAGGCGGCAAAGCCCGCGGCAAAGCCGGAGGACAGCGAGCTCAAGAAATTCTGCAACGCAGCTCGCACGGGATTTCGGAACGCCTACACCGGCATGCAGGAGGGCACAGACGCTGACGGTGGCTATACCGTGCCGAAGGAAATCGAGACCAGGGTGAGACGCTACAAGGAGGCGAAGGACAAGCTCGAAGACCTCGTAAACGTCGACAAGACCAAGGCACCGGCCGGCGAGCGCACCTATATGACCAAGACGCAGCACACCGGATTTATGACCGCAGCAGAGGTGGCCAAGATTGGCAAGAAGGGCGGCCCGAAGTTTGAGCGCGTGAAGTATGCAACCGAGAAGCGAGCGGGAATCCTCCCGGTAACGCAGGAGCTTCTTAGTGACTCTGACGATGAGATCGCGCAGACGGTGTCCGAGTGGCTCGGCGACGAGGACATCGCGACTGTCAATAAGCTGGTGCTTGATACGGTCGCGACGGTCTCAAAGACCGAACTCCATGGACTTGACGGCATCAAGGGCGCGGCCAATAAGACGCTTGGCGCTGCGTACGCCGGGGCAATGTCCATCGTGACCAATGAGGATGGCTGGCAGTACCTTGACACCCTCAAGGACAAGAACGGCCGCTACCTCTTCAATCCCGACGGACAGAGCGAAGAGAGCAAGACTATCTCTACGGGCTTTGGCGTCCTGCCGGTGCATGTGGTGTCCTGCGCGACGCTGGCGAGCGACGGCACGAAGGTTCCCTTCATTGTCGCGGACATGAAGAGCGCGGTCACACTTTTCCGGTACGGCACCTTCAAGGTGACCAGCACCGACGTCGGCACGGTCGGCGACCTCAGTGCCTTCGAGAATGACCTGATGCTCTTCAAGGGCGCGTCGCGCCTCGACTGCAAAATCGTGGACAAGGGCGCAATCGTGAATGGCTACATCGACACGGCTACACCGGTAGTAGGCGCGTAAGCGCGGAGGCGACGCATGGAGCTATCCGAGCTTAAAGAGTATCTCCGGATAGACGGAGACGAAGAGGACGGACTGCTCCGACGGCTGGAGAAAGCTGCGCGCGAGTATATCGCATCGGCGGTGGGTGCCTATGACGAGACAGACCCCACTGCCGAGCAGCTACTCGGCGTGATGGTGCAGGACATGTACGACCACAGACAGCTCATGCAGTCCGATGTGCAGGAGAAAAAGCGCATGCAGTACACCTACGGGAGCCTGCTGCTGCAGCTCCAGATGAAGTACGAGTCGAGGGAGGAGGCTGCGCATGGCACTGGTCAAGGGGCTTAACCCCGGGCGGCTGTCCAAGCGCGTGACTATCTGCCGCTACACGGAGACAGAGGACGAGCTCGGCAGCACAGTAGTCACGCTGCGGCCGCTCCGCACGGTGTGGGCAGAGATACGCCCGCTCCGCGGCTCGGAGCAGCTGGAGTACTACAAAATCCGCAACAAGGAGACCTACAAGGTCACGATGCGGAGCACGGACGTGACCGAGAAGGATGTGCTGGCCTACAAAGACAAGCGCTTCCACATCGAGTACATCACTGACCCGCTGGAAGCCGGATACTACCTCGAGCTTTATGTGACCGAGGACATCGACCGACAGACGAGAGAGGAGGGACTATGAGTGTAGAGCTGGAGCTGCACGGAGCAGACGAGCTGGCGGCAGACATGCAGAAGCTAATCGACACCGCTCCGGAGGCACTCGACCGCGCCATGATGCGCGCGGCCAAGGACTTTACAGAGGACTGTAACGGCCTTATGCCGGACGGATACTCTTTCCGGAAGACATGGAAGAGGCACAAAGTCACGGGAGATTTCGGTATCACCTCGGCCATCGAGGTGCGAAATGCCGCGCCGCACTGGCATCTCGTGGAAAACGGCCATGCAAAGTGGATTAACGGCGTCAACACCGGCGGCTTTGTCCCCGGCAAGCATATCGCTGAGAGGATCCGCGACGAATACCAGGACAAATACCCAGAGATTGTGGGTGAGGCGGTAGCGCGTGCCATGGCGGAGGTGGGGCTGTGATAGGGTACAGCGACATCCTGAAAGCAGTAAATGCCACACTCGCAAGGCTCTATCCGGACATCCCGCGATACAGCAATGAAAACGCTGACCAGGCAAGGCCGACATACTTTTTTGTCGAGATCATCCCACTGGAGCGGACGCACGAGAGCAAGAATCTGCTCAATTTGCGGGCGACAGTGAAAATCACCTATGTGCAGCGCACACCGAATCAGGCCGACAATCTCCGGAAAGAAAAAGAGATTTTCGACGCGCTCGGCATGGTGCAGCGCATCGCGGATACAGACACCGGGCTGAAAAGGGCACTGCTGGTGCGGAACTACGGCTCGGAGTACATCGGCGAGGAAGGAAATATCCTGCAAATCGGCATGCGCTTTGCGTGGTCAGAGTGCACGACGGCAGAAAGCGGGCTGCCTGTCATGGAGCGGCTCGACGGAAGCATAGAGAGAAAGGAGAACTGACATGGCGACACTGAAAGCGCCGAGTGTATCTATCCTCTTCGAGGAGAGAGGCACTACTGCGGTAGAGAGAAGCGCACGCGGAATTGTGGCGCTGCTGCTCAAGGACACCGCGCCGAAGGTGGTAAAAATCTATACCACTGAGGACATCCCGGACAATCTGAGCGAGACGAACAAGCGTTTTATTCTCGACGCGCTCAAGGGTGGCAGTTCTGCGCCGAGATATGTCCTCGCGTATGTGATGGCGACGGCTGCGGACATGGGCAAGGCCTACACGGACGCAAAGAAGGCACTCGCGTCCGAGGATTTCACCTATCTGGCCGCGCCGTACTCTAAGACTGACAGTCAGGTGGCGGGGCTCATCACATGGGTGAAAGAGCAGCGCGAGGCCGACCACCTCATCAAGGCAGTACTGCCGGATGTGGCTGGAGCAGACAGTGAGGGCATCATCAACTGGGTTTCCACGCTCACGCGCGGCAATGCAACGCTGACCGCCGAAGAGGGTACGCCGAGAATCGCGGGACTGCTCGCGGGCACCGGTCTCAAGGAAAGCGCGACCTTCGCGCCGCTCAAGGACTTTGACGATGTGTCGAGACTTAGCAAGACCGAGGCAGATGCAGCAGTTGGCGCGGGAAAGCTTGTGGCAGTCTGGGACGGCGAGAAGGTAAAACTCTCCCGCGCAGTCACGAGTCTCACGACCACCACGGCGGAGAAGAAAGACTCTTTTAAGAAAATCCGACTGGTCGAAATCATGGACATGATGAAGACCGACATCAAGAGAACCGCGGAGGACGGCTACATCGGACGGCTCCAGAACTCCTACGACAACAAACTTCTTTTGATCACTGCGATTTCGCAGTACATGCAGGGGCTTGTGGCCGATGGGGCGCTTGCGGGGGCATCCTGCGAGATTGATACGGCGGCGCAGCGCAGATGGCTCGTCGACCAGGGCAAGCCCGCGATTCTCGACGACGGCACCGAGAAACCGGTCGGAGAGTGCTCGGACGATGAAATCAAGAGAGCGAACACAGGTTCGCATGTTTTCCTGCGCGCGAGCGTGTCGATGCTGGACGCGATGGAAGACATCGACCTCGTAATCCGCCTGTAAGAAAGGAGGCAGAATGCCGAAATTTGAATCCAACCGCGTAATCAATGGCACCTGGGGCGAGATGTGGGTCAACGACTTGTATCTCGCCGAGGTCGAGGAGGGCAAGGCAGAGATTGACCTGACCTACTCCGATGTATCCATGGTGCGCACGCTGACACCGGGCAAGAAACTGACGAAAATCGAGCCGAAGGGCAGCGTCAAGCTGCACCATGTGCGGTCTAATATCGCGAAGGAAGTCTCTGACAGCGTGCAGCAGGGCAAGTCCCCGACCTACAAAATCATCATGAAGCTCGAGGATCCGGACGCTTTCGGCGCGGAGCGCGTGGCGCTTTACGGCTGCAAATTCGACAAGGCAATCCTGATGGATTTCGCCGTCGGCAAAAACGGCGAGGAGTCCTACTCTTTCACTTTTGAGAGCTGGGAGTGGCTGGACGCAATCACCGCATAAGGAGGGAGAAAAATATGATTATTGATTTTCTGATGTCGCTCGACCGCGACAAGCTCACCGAGGTGCCTACCGAGAGAGTCCGCGCGAAGCGGCTCTCTGAAATCGCGGGCGAAGATGTATTCGTGACGCTCTCCGCGCTGCCGGGCGACCGGTACTCGGAAATCGCGGGCGGCAATGTGCGGAAGGGCGAATTTGACTACAGCCGCACATATGACATGCAGTCGCTCATGGTGACCGAGGCGGTGAAAGACCCCGACCTCAAAAATGCTGACCTGCAGAAGCATTTCGGCGCGGCCACGCCGAGAGACCTTGCGCGCATCCTTTTCCCGGGCGGAGAGATTGCAAAGCTCTTCGAGGTGGTGGCGCGGCTGTCCGGATACGGCGAGGACGAGGGGCTGGTCGAGCAGGTAAAAAACTCGTAAGGACGGACGCGGACGCACAGGCCATGTTTTACCTTTTCGTAAATCATCACCTGCCGCCGTCCGTCTACTACGACGCGCACGAGTCCGACAAAAGGGTCATGCGCGCTTTTATCGCGCTGGAGGTCGACGAGGAAAGGCAGAGAGCAGAGAGGGAGTCTAAATGAGCGACAAGAAAATAGATGTAACCCTCCGGTACAGAGACCAATTTTCGGCGGGGTTTCAGGCAAGCATCGCGCTGCTCTCCAAGGGCACGAAAGAGGCACAGAAGGCCTGGAAGAGCGTCCAGCAGACCGGCGACAGCATCGCAAAGGTCGGCGGCAGCATCACAAAGACCATCTCTGTGCCGATAGCGGCCATGGGAGCGGCCGGAGTGAAGAATTTCTCTTCGGTCGACAAACAGCTGCGGCTCGTACGGGCGACCATGGGGAGCACGGCCGAGGAAGCGGCGCAGCTCGAGAAGAGTATCAAGACCTCGGCTTCTAACTCAGTTTTCAGCATGCAGGACTCGGCAGACGCGACGCTTAACTTCGCGCGGCAGGGCTTCAAGGCAGCCGAGGCAGCGGACATGCTGACTCCGGCTCTTGACCTTGCGGCCGGTACCGCTACCGACCTGAGCACTGTGACGAGCGGCCTCGGAAACACCATGAAAGCCTTTAGCGCAAGCTCGAGCGAGGCAGCGCACTATGCGGACATGATGGCCAAGGCGCAGGCGCAGGCGAACACGGATGTGACCGGGCTTTTTGATGCAATGTCGGTCGCAGGCGCGACGGCCAACACGGTCGGCTGGAATTTTGCCGACTTGGCGACCCTGACGGGCGTTTTTGGCGACAAGAGTATCTCGGCCTCCGAGGGCGCGACAGCCCTCAACACCGGCCTCATGCGCATGGCGTCCGGAGACTCGCGAGCGGCGATGAAAAAGCTCGGCATTGAGGTTTTCAACGCCAACGGCACGATGAAGAGCATGCCGGAGACCATCGGGGCACTGCAGAAGGGCTTCGCGGGGCTCTCCGCACAGGAGCAGCTGGCCGCTGCATCCTCGATTTTCGGCAAAAACCAAGCGGCCAAGTGGCTGACGCTCATCAACGGTCCGGGCGTGGAGTCCCTCGAAAACATGAAATCGAGCATCGAGGGCGCGACGGGCGCATCGCACGACATGGCCGAGGCGCTGCTGTCGGGTCCGGGCGGCTCCATCGAGAAGCTCAAGTCTTCGATAGACGTGCTGACCTACTCAATCGGAGACCTGCTGAGTAAGTACATACAGCCGGTCATCGACAAGGCCACCGAGATGGTGGCGACTTTCAACGAAATGTCGCCTGAGCAGCAAGAGCAGATAGTAAAGTGGGGGCTCATCGCAGCGGCGGTCGGTCCCACGATTATGGTTTTCGGCAAGCTGGTCTCGGTCGTGGGCTCGGTCGGGCTGACTGTGTCGAAAATGGTCGGCACGGCCAACAGGCTTTACAAGGGCTTCAAGACTCTGTCCGCAGGCGCGAAGGTCGCACAGGTCGGTCTCGCGGGGATTATGTCCCCGGCAGGCGTGGTAATCGCGGTAATCGCAGCCGTGGCGCTCGTGGTCGCGGCGGTCATTACACACTTCGACACTTTCAAAAAGACTTTGAGCTTTATGTCGCCGGTCTTTCAGCACATGCAGGAGAGCCTCGCACGGCTGCGGGAGCGCTTTGAGCCGATACTCAAGGTCGTGATCGAGGTCGGCAAGGTCGTCTGGGATGTCTTCGGCAACGCTGTCGCGATGGCGCTCGGAGTGGCAGCGGCAGCAGCGGCGGCTATCATCGACGACATCGCCGGAGTCATCGGCGGCATCATCCGTGCGGCACAAGGGGTGATCGACTTCCTGACGGGAGTCTTCACGGGCGACTGGGACAAGGCATGGCACGGCCTAAAAGAAATTTTTGCCGGCGCTTGGGAGGCTATCACGGCTCCGGTAAACGCCTTTATCGGCCTGCTCGACAAGGTCATCGCAGGCATCGACAGAGTCATCGGCAAGGCCTCCTCGGTCAACTCCGTGTCGCTGTCCCTGCCGGACAACGCGCGGGATGGCCTCAACGCAGTATCGCGCGGAGTGCCGATTGCGCGGCGAGGCTACGGCGGCGTCCCGATGAGAGCGCGCGGCGACGCGAACTTCCTCGGCGGCCTTGTACAGGTGCACGAGCGCGGGGGCGAGATTATCGACCTCCCGCACGGCACGCGCATCTATCCGCATGACCAGTCCGTGTCTATGGCGAGACGCGAGGGCGGCGGGGTGACTATCCCGAAAATCGCAGACCAGATCATCGTCCGCGAGGATGCAGACATCGACCGCATCGGCGAGGCAATCGCTCGGGCGCTTGCTCGGGCGGGAAAGAACAGGGGGACAGCGTAATGGACATCTACCTTCGCGGGAGCATGCGCTTCCGATTCCCCGTCCTGCCGAGTGAGTACACGGTGCGCATGGAGCGGCAGACTGAGACAGTGAGCGTGGGAAAGCTCGGAGACATCGACCTGGCAAAAGGCCGAGGGCTAAAAAGCATCACCTTTTCGAGCTTTTTCCCGCGGCACTACGACCGTGGCTACTGCCGCTACTCGGGACTACAGTCTCCGAAAGCGTGCGTGGCCAAGATGGAGAAAGTGCTGCGCGGCGCGCCCGTGCGGCTGGTCATCACCGGCGCGGCCGTCAATCTCTCGGTGAGGCTCACGAGCTTCGAGTGGAAAGAGGATGACGGCAGCGGCGATGTGACCTTCACGGCCACTTTCCAAGAGCACCGCTCCGCTCCCGTGTCGCAGTCGTCCGTGATAGCTGACGGCGGGAAGGGCGGCACGACCGGCGGAAGCGGCACCGCTGCCGTATCCGGAGATGCACTGGCAGAGCGAGAGGCATCCAAGCCCGCGCCAAGCCGGACATACACCGTGAAAAAGGGCGACACGCTGGCGGGTATCGCAAGGCGACTGACCGGGAAGACCGACTGGAAGGAGCTTTACGCGGCCAACTCGGCGGCCATCGGGGGAGACCCGAACTCAATCTCTCCGGGCATGGTGCTGAGCGTGCCGGGAGGTGAGGCATGAAGCTATCACTCATCAAGAGCAGCGGCACGAGCTACGACATCACAGGCGCAGTCACAGAGGTGATATGGCGCGGGTCGGCGGAGCAGGCCGCCCGATCCGTGTCTTTTTCATACATCCATGCGCCGTATGATGCGAGCGTGCATGTGCCCGATGTGGCTACTGGGGACTATGTATCCCTCACGGATGAGCGCGAGGGCGAGGTCTTTTTCGGGCAGATTTTTGGGGTGGAGCGGTCGAGTCAGACCGGCACTATCACCTACGAGGCCTACGACATGATGAAGCACCTCCTCGAGTCCGAGGGGCAGTATAGCTTCAAAAACCTCACGCCCGAGGCCATCGCAGCGCAGGTGCTTGCCGATGTGCAAGCGCCCGTGCGACACCTGCATCCGACCGGTATCTGCATTCAGTCGATGCTGTGCGACTCTATGTCGCTCTACGACATCATACTGGCTGCATATGGGAAAGCCCGCGAGCAGACGGGGGACAAATACTTCCCGATGATCTACAAGCGGGGCTTCGGCATGTACAAGGCCGAGTGGTCGGTGGCGGGGCTGGTGCTGAGTGACGACGGCAGCATCTACGAGAGCAGCATCTCGGAGAGCATGGATAGCATCAAAAACCAAGTGAAAATCTACGATGCGACCGGCGAGCAGGTGGGCGAGCTCAAGGACGACGGCAGCATCCAGCGCTTCGGAGTCTTTCAGGCGGTATACAAGCAAGAGCCGGACAGTCAGAGCGAGAGCGGCGCGCAGACGCTACTCCACACCGCCCCGAGTCAGACCTTGCAGGTGTCCGCGCTGGGGGACATCAACTGCCTGTCGTGCTATTTCGTGACAGTGCGGGACAGCGCGACAGGGCTCGCGGGCAAATACTGGATAAAATCCGACGAGCACACCTTTTCCGGGGGCGCCCATCGGATGCGGCTCGAGCTGGCCTATGACAGCATCATGGAGCAGAGAGGAGAGAGCGGATGAGCTGGACAGACGATGTGATCCAGACGATGCGCACGCAGGGGGCGGCACATAACCCCCCGCGCATCCAGCTGGGCAAAATGACAGGCTCTGACAGTGCGAAAATTGGCGCGCTGGAGCTTGCCAAGGACGACCTGCTCTTTTTTGAGCGAGACTTGAAGCGCTCGGCAGTGAAGGTCGCGGGGCAGTGCCGAGACGGCGCTCCGCTGGCTGACAGCTCCGAGTATATCGAAGCACTCAAAGCCGGGGACATGGTCGCACTCTATGCGCTGGCAGGAGCCGACCGGACGGCGACAAAGTATCTCGTGCTGGGGAAGGTGGTGAGCGCGTCGTGAGTATACTGCCGAGCTTTCTGGTCACTGAGGCACAGCGGCAGCAGCCGACAGCTACGCAGCGCGAGCTCGTGGAGTACGGCATCGACTATAGCACCGGACAGCTCACCGGCCGGCTGGTGCGAGGTGCCGAGGCTCTCAAGGTCTGGGTGTGGCTATGCCTGCATACGCAGCGCTACCGCTACCCGCTGTACACATGGAGCTATGGCGCGGACATCGAGCAGTACATCGGCGAGGCGCTGCCGGACGATTTTCTGGCCGACGACCTGCGGGAAGAGATAACCGCCGCGCTGTGCGTACATCCGCGCATCACAGGCGTGGAGGATTTCAGCTATACCCGCGAGGGCAGCCGCGCGGTGGTGCGCTTCCGCGTTGCAAATTCGGTCGGGGCTGACATCGAGGAGGTGATGGATTTTGACATATCCTAAAGAGACATATACGAGCATCCTCGAGAGGGCGCGGGCGAGCGTGTCCGGAGACATCTCGACGCAGGAGGGCTCGCTGGTCCACAACGCCCTCTCGGCGCTTGCGCTGGAGGCGGAGCGGCTGTACACGGAGATGGCCTACATCAAAGAGCAGTCGCACGCCGACACGGCCGACATGGAGCACCTAAAGCTCATCGCAGCCGACAGAGGTATCACAGCCCGAGAGGCTACGCCATGCGAGGTGTCTGCGGTGTCTAATGTCCCGCTCCCGCTCGGGAGCCGCTTCAACCTCAAGGGCTACAACTACAGGGTCGCCTCCGCACTTGCGGGGACGCTCACATATCGGCTTGTATGCGAAGAGGCGGGGGCCGCTCCAAACAGCCTCTCCGGACAGGCAAGCCCCATCGACTATATCGAGGGGCTGACTTCCTGCCGTATCACAGAGACGCTGGTGCCGGGGCGTGAGGCCGAGACGCGCGAGGGGCTTTTCGAGCGGTATCTAAAGAGCTTTTCCGAGGACGCCTTCGGTGGAAATGCCGCGCAGTACAAAGCGGAGCTTAAAAAGGTAGCAGGCGTGGGCGGGGTGAAAATCTACCCCGCGTATGCAGGCGGGGGCACTGTGAAGGCCGTCATCCAAGCGGCGGACTATGGTGCGCCGTCCGAGTACCTCGTGAAGCAGGTGCAGGAGCTTTTCTGCCCTGTGCCGCGCATGGGCTACGGCATCGCGCCTATCGGCCACGATTTCACGGCCGAGGCTGCGCGGACTGTGCCGGTCGATGTGGTGACACATATCACCGTGCGGGCGGGACTGTCCGTCCGCGACTTTCAGGCATCCGTGCAAGCAGCGGTCGAGCAGTACCTACTGGAGCTCCGGAAAGCGTGGGAAGCGCAGGACGGCGAGCGTACGCATGGCGGCCTGACAGTCTACATCTCAAAGCTAGAGGCGGTCATCCTCGATGTGCCGGGAGTGCTGGACGCGAGCGGGACGACGCTCAACGGCAGCCCGAGAAACTTGGAGCTCGGCGACACCGAGCTGCCGGTCGTGAAGGGGGTGAGCATCCTGTGAGAGCAGACCTGGAAGCGCATCTCCCTGAGCACATCGGGCGCATCCGGGAGTTTCAGGAGTATGGAGCAGTCGGTGACATCGAGCTTGACCGCATATGGGCGGCTATCGCGCAGGAGCTCAAGGACTACTACGCGGGGACTATGAGCGAGGCGGAGTGTGCGGCGCGGGAGCGGATGCTTGGCATCCAGATCATGCCGGGCGAGACGCTGGAGAGCCGTAGGCGGAGACTGCGCGGCTACTATGTGAGCGGCCTGCCGTACACCGAGAAAAAGCTCGAGGATGTGCTGACGGCGCTCTGCGGAGGCCGAGACTTCACACTGACAGTGCAGCGGGACAAGTGCGAGGTAAGCATCGAGCTCAGGCTCGCTGCAAAAGAGCTGCAAGAAAATGCAGAGGAAATCGCAAGAAAAATGCTGCCCGCAAACATGCTTCTCAAGGTGAGCATCCAGTACAACCGCTGGAGGCGCTTTGCCGGTATGCGCTGGCGAGACCTGCGCGGTGAGACGTGGGGAAGCCTACTCGCTGACAAGAAGTGGCAAGGAGGTGCATAAAGATGCAGGAAACCGAAAATTATCACCTGAAAAAGCCGGAGCTCGACGATTTTTCGGACGTCGAGAGCTGTTTCTCTGACACGATGGACACTATCGACAGAGAACTGAAAAAAGCCGAGACATCCCGCACACAGGACGCAAGGCAGTGGCGCGTGCAGCTGCCGCTGTCCGGCTGGTCGGAGGGCTTCCCGTACATGCAGACGGTGACGGTCGCGGACATGAAGGCAAGCTACAGCCCTGTATGGGGCGTAGAAAACACCGAGGTTACAGCGGAGAGAGCAAAAAAGGTCTCGAGCGTGCAGCTAAAGCGCATCGAGACCTTGGACGGCAGCATCCGCGTGGAGTGTGTGAGGCGGCCGAAAATCGACTTTTTCTTGTCCGGAAAGGGGGTGTGAGATGGCAGAGTGTATCATCATGGGCGCGGGCGGCGGCGGCGTCAGCTCTGACGAGGCGACTGCAAGGGCGGCGGATGTCGTAGCCGGAAAGAGCTACCTCGGCGCGGACACGGACGACGATGTAGGAGTCGGCACGCTGGTGGAGCGTGAGGGAGAGCAGCCGACCACAGGCGTGACTATCTCGGACGGACTGGCGCATGTAGGCATGCTGCCCGGAGCGTACCGGAAAAGCGGCCGCTACGGCACGCCGGAGGTAAAAGCGCCGGTCGACATGGTCGCGAGAGCGGCAGGACTTGACGGGGCAAAAATGCTGCAGGGCTACGAGCCGCTGGGAGTGCCCGGACAGGTCAAGGTTTTCAACACGATGGGGCCGAACGGCATCGACCCGCGCGGGAGCATCACCTCCGAGTATGGCATCGACCTCAATGCGCGCACGCTCTGGATGCACGCGCCTGCTCAAAACGCCTACTACATGCGAGAGGACAACCACCCGCATATCTGCATGGACTCTGGGGCGCTCGGCAACGCCACCGCGCAGCAGGTGCTGCAGGGATGCACTTTCACGAGCGAGCACGGGTTGAAGATGCAGGGCGCTATGTACCGCTGGCCGATATCCGGAGACATCGGCGGGCAGCGTGTGATGGATGCGCACGAAAACGCGGTTTTTGCTGGGGACTACGGCGCGCGCGGCCGCGGCGTTTTCATGCGTATGCCGGGCGGCAGTCAGATAGACCCGACCTGCATGTGGGCGTGGGCACCGGCGCCGACCGTCCTGCCGCAAAATATCCGCGCGGGTACGAATGTTTTGGGTGTCTGGGGTTCGATGGTAGACTACGCGGCGACCTGCGTCCCTTTTGACGGAGCCCGCTTCGATGGAGTGCATCTCTCGGGGTGGGCGAGCGGAGAGCTGTCAAAAAACTTCTTCAAGGCGTCGCTGAACCCGACGGCGCTTTTTGACGGCGGCTACAATCGCCGGTGGTATAGCTGGAGCCCGTGGTGGGGCTTTACGCCTTCCGTGCACGCAGGGGCTTTTCGGGCTATGCGGGTCACGGTACACACCTATACCGATGGGGTCAGCAATAGCATGAGCCTCAAGCTGCACCTCGTGCGCATCGGCGGCGTAGAGCGCAGGCGGGACTACACGCCGATACGCACCGCGACTCTGAACTGGACTCCGGGCTATACGCAGGGCTACATACATACCGAGTGGCACACAGTGGAGATCAACTGCGCCGACATAAACGAACAAGCGTTCCTTGTAGTGAACCTGCAGACGGACGAAATCCGCCCGCGCGGGCAGGCAAATGGCTATCGCTTTAGCGCAGATGTGACGCGCGTAGAGCTCATCGCATGAGCAGAAAGGAGACTATGAGAGAGACTGTCATTTTTGACGGCCGGACTGGCAGTGTCATCGCCATCGCCGGTGAGGTCGATGTGGAGCACGTCGAGGCGCTGGTGCTCGATGTAGAGGACGGCATGAGGGTGGACTCCGTAGATGTGAGTGGCGAAGAGCCTGTGCCCGTCCTGTCCGCTACGCCCGCGAGCTGGCAAGCGCAGCTTGAGGCGGCTATCAAGCGGAGCGACGAGCGCCGCGCGTCCCTCGAGACGCGCGTGCTGGAGATGTTTAACGACATGATGAAAGGAGAAGGGACTGATGAGGATACCGAAGGGGCTGTGTGAGCGCATCGCGGAGGCGATAATCGCAGGGCGGATGTTTTTCGCGGACATCGCGAAGCGGCTGCGCCCGAGAGTGACCGAGGAGCTGAAAAAGCGTGGCAGAGAAGACCTCGCGACTGACAGCAACGCCCGCCCGAAGGACGAGCGCGAGGAGGGCTGATGTGGTGGCACGACATCGTGGGCGCAGCAGACATCGGCTCCATCGTGACCGCTGCCGGATGGCTGGCGGTGGCTGTACTGACGGCTGCTGAAAAGCTCGCCCCGCATGGCAAAAAGCCGTGGTCGGCGCTTGCGCGGGCGCTCGGTCACGAGATGACTCGCGACATGCGGGAGCACATGGACGGCGTGGACAAGCGCCTGTCGCAGCTCTCCGACAAGCTCGATGACGTAAAGGCTTTCGGCGAAGAGACGCGGGCTATAGCGGCGCGCGTGCGCATCCTGCGCTTCGGTGATGAGCTGGCCGCCAAGCAGCGGCACAGCAAGGACTCTTTCGACCAGGCGCTCATGGACATCAATGCGTACGACGCCTACTGCGAAGAGCACCCGCATTTCCGGAACCATATCACCCGCACCACATCGGACTACATCATGGCGCAGTACAAAGAGCGCCTCGAGAAGCACGACTTTACCTACTGAAAGGAGAACAAAAAATGAACAATATCTTAAGAAAGCTCACCAGCCGCAAGCTCTGGATGGCCATCGCGGGCTTTGTGTCCGGCGTCATGATCTACCGCGGAGCGGGTCAGAGCGAGGCCGCACAGGTCTCGGCACTCATCCTGCAGGGCGCGGCGGTTATCGCGTACTGCGTGGGCGAGGGACTCGCCGACAGCGCAGGCGCTCCGACTGAGGGCGAGTAAGAGAAGGAGCGGGGCGGGCGGTTGCCCGCCCTTTTCCTTTTCTTGCCTTACTTTGCGAGCCGCTCGCACTCCGCGAGCTCTGCGACCAGTGCCTCGACCTCCTCGTCGGTGAGGTCGTACTCGAGCTTAAGCTGCTCTGCGTCCTCCGCTCTCCAGCCGCCGTCGTAAAGGCTCCATGCGCTCTCTCTGTACTGTGTCATCTTGCTACCTCCTTGTGTGTGTTGGGCTTGTGCCCTCCTCTTTGCTACATCTATAGTATAGATTATGTTGGTACAAAAGTCAACCATAAATTGAAATTTTTGAGATTTTTTTGAGAAAGAAAAAAAGAGGGCCGGAGCCCTCTCGTTTTATTCCTCATCAACTCCAGCCTGCTCGCGCAGGATCCGCAGGACTCGACCGTATACATCGACTCCGTACTCGGTCGAAAGTGCTCTGTCGTAGTCCTCGACCTCGTAGAGGTACTGCGGCTCGCCCATGCCTGCGTTGAAGATCATATCGTCTGCTATATCGGCAGCGCACTTTTCGGCAAGTGCCTCACGCTGCTCGTCGTAGTCGGCAGCGTCTTCGTCGAGCTCGTCGATGGCGTCCTCCATATCGGCGACCTTCTCCTCAATCCAGCTGATGTACTCGGCGCGGAGGGCGCTGATGAAGTCGTGCATCGACTCAAAGCTATCTGGCCACTGGTAGAAGATGTCCTCGACTTCGGACGGACGCCAGCCATTGCCGAAAAGCACTGCGGGAGAGTCAACGTCCTCGTGCTTGCCGTCGTCGTAATCTACTGCGCGCTCGTAGTAGTCATCGAGCAGGATCAGGAGCTCTTCGGTGTAGTCAGCCAGTGCGGGGAAAAGTCCGGACTTGACGCACTTGCGCGCGCCGCCGACCTTGTCGCGGAGGTCTCTCGCGATTGTCGTAAGCGCATCGGCTCCTACATACCAGCCGTCCTCTGCTGCGTCACTGTCGTAGAAGAGGTGAAGTCCGTCGTCCTCTGCCTCGTCGTCCTGCTCGAAGAAAGCGCAGTGCGGGAGGTTGCGCAGCCAGCACTTATAAACGCTGTTTTCTTCTTCGAGCAGCCGCTTTTTCAGCGTCTCGACCTGCTCGGCTGTGAGCTGCCACTCCTCGGCGTGCTCCTCGACGGTGGTGTGTCTGATGCCCTCGTACATGAGCTCGAAACCGGTGTAATCCATGATGTATCTTGCGTCCATAGCGTCCTCCTCTGTGCCGCTCTTGCGGTGTGCTTTGTGGTATGTCTATAGTATAGATTATGCTCGTACAAATGTCAAACAAAATATAAAAGATTTTGCAGATTATTTTTAGGGGATTACGGTTGACTTTTGTTGCAACATAATATAGAATAGAGACATAGCACAGAGGGAGGGAGCCATGAAATCAACACTTAAATACGATGATTTTGAGTGGGTGTGCGGAGATGTGCCGGAGCTGCTCAAGCGATGCTGGAGCGACGACGCGACCTTTGTCCGGAAGCTGGAGCCACTGCTAAAGCGTGAGTGGCAGCAGGCTGGGCACGGCGCGGCAGCGTACCTGCTACGGCGCATATCCGAAAGGATAAGCGCAGCTCGATGGGTATCGACGCGGCGCAGCAAAGACGGCATGCGAGAGCGGGTGCTGACAGGCATAGCGGGGTATGCCCGCGCATACATGGACATACTCGGTGATGGCTGGGAGCCGGAGGCCGAGGAGCAGCTGGAGGCGGCATTCCGGAGGGTGGGCAAGGCGCTCGGCGACGAGCGGCTGCTGAGCGTCTTGTGGGATGTGGACAAGCTCAACATCATCACGGCACTGGTGGAGGCGCGCGAGCGCGGCGCGATGAGATAAGAGGAGCGGGCTTTCGCCCGCCCCGCTTACGGATAGGAGGAGAGGTATGATCGGATACTTGAGAGAGGCAGATGTAGCACAGGCCTATGGCGGCATCCCGGAAGGACTTAGCCGCTGCTGGACAGATGAGCACTACGCGCGGGAGCTTGGGGAGGCGCTCCGCGACGAGGCAGACGGTGCAGAGGACGCATGGGCGCAGAGGCTGCTCGAGGACTTTGCCGGACAGCTTGGAGCAGTCGAGAGATACATGCGGCGTGACGATACCGAGCGGGCAAGGGTCAGCACGCTGTACGCGCTGGGGCTTTATGTGCGACACTATGCGCAGCAGGCAGCGCCGAGACAGGGGTGCTCGGATACGGCCACGAGGGCGGAGCTGGAGCGGCTGCTCACTGGCGCCGGGGAGCGGCTGGGAGACGGCGCACTGCTCGCTTTCATGTGGGATACCGCAGGGGTGCTTGCCATGCGGTCGACCGACGACACCCCGCGACTGGGACGACCGGTAACCGCGGCGCGCACTCGCCGCGTGGGGTTCCGGGTATCCGAGACAGAGCTCGCCGACCTGCAGCGCTGCGCGGATGCCATGGGCAGCCCGCTGGTCGAGGTGCTTGTGGAGGGAGTCCGACTCGTCAAAGACAAACTCGGGCTCTGAAAAATCTCAAAAATCCTTGTTTTATGGTTGACTTTTGTACCAACATAATCTATACTATAGATGTCAGCAAGAGGAGGGCACAAGCCCAACACACAAGGAGGACACAGAGATGAAGAGATATTTGACAGAGGCGGATTTCAGAGAGGCAAGCAGCGAGGGGCTGGAGATGGCAAAAGCCTGGGCAGAGGGCGACGAGTTCCAGGCGTACATGATCGCGACGCTGGTGCGGGCAGAGGCCTGCAGAGCGGAGGAGGGCACGCATGAGGCGGCAATCCTACAGGAGCTCTTCCAGAGATTGAGCACCATCGGTCGCTGCATCGCGATGAAGATTTACCCGAGCGAGAAAAACTACGAGCTGCTGCTCGACATGATGGAGCGCTATGCGAGGGACATCACCACGGTTGTGGCAGGATTTGGCGACACGGCAGCGATGGACAAGCTCGCAGAGCACTTCCGGAGCGTGCGGTTCACCGCCACCGACGGCGGCAAGCACAACTTCGGCACAGAACTCGGATTTTTCTACGACACGGAGGCGCTTGTCAAGCTCGGGACACTGAGCCGCCAGAGACAGGATGAGGACGAAGACGAAGAGTAAACGGGAGCGGGTGAAAGCCCGCTCTCTTGTTCGTACGGGAAAATCTCAAAAAGATTCCGATTTATGGTTGACTTTTGTACCAACATAATCTATACTATAGATGTAACGAAGAGGAGGACACAAGCCCACAACACAAGGGGGGAGAAGACGATGGAGACCATAAGAGGAAAGAACTTGAAGGCAGTAGCACTTGAGATGTACGCGGGAGGCTGGACGGCGGCATGGGCGCCGCAGTTCCAGATTGACTACGAACTCACGGACGAGGAGACTGAGGCGCTCGCGAAAGAGCTTGCGCGCATCGAGACCGGGGAAGGCCTGCTTAAGACCATAAAGGGTCGCAGCGTAAGAGAGGTTGCGCTTGAGATGTGCGAGGACGGCTGGGCGGCATGGCAGGCAGACCAGTTCCAGATTGACTACGAGCTTACCGACGCGGAGGCCGAGGCTCTCGCGAGAGAGCTCGCGATTATCGAGGCGGAAGACAACGAGTAAACAGGAGCGGGCGAAAGCCCGCCCCCTTATTTTTTGAAAGGAGATTTATATGAACGCTTTTCAGGCGGGACAGAAGCTACTCTGCGGGGACTACACGGCCTACACGCCGACCGGCATGAGCCTTTTTGCAAAGGCGGGCAGGCTCTACAAGACCCCGCTGCGCGGGGATGTCGTGTATTTCTACCATGCATCTATGCGGCGTGTGGCACATGTGGGACTAGTAAAGCGCGCGACGCGTAGCATTTTCGGCGTGTGGGACATGGTGACCGAGGAGGGCAACACCGCTCCCGGCCGGCGCTTTTCGCGCGACGGCGGCAGCGTGGCCGAAAAGCACTACACTTTCCGCGAGGATGAGGTGGGCGGCACGCATCTAATCGCGGGCTTTGGGCGTCCGATGTACGGCGCGGACACCTGCACGGCCGATGAGATGATTGCAGCCATCGAGGCCGAGGATGGCTATGTCGAGAAAGCGTCTGCAGCACAGCTGGAGACGAAGAGCGGGAACCCGGGTGACAAAAACTTCACAAAGTACGCCGCGTGGTACGGCTTGCAGGGCTCCCCGTGGTGCCAGATGCTAATCTCGTGGTGCGCGTACACCGCGTGCGCGGCGCACAGAGCCAAGGCTCACACCGGATGGCAGCAGACCGCGTCCGGCTGGATGTACTCCGATGAGACCGGCAGACGGCTCGCGGGCGAGTGGGCGCACATCGGCGGCCGCTGGTATGTCTTCGACAATGCCGGGATGCTCATCCGCGACGCGTGGTTTCGCGATGCAGCGGGATGGTACTACCTCGCCGGAGATGGTGGTATGCTCTCCGGGCAGTGGCTGGAGTACCAGGGCGCGCAGTACTACCTCACGCAGACCGGCCTCATGGCACGGAGCGCATATGTGCGCGGGTCGCAGCCCTCGGTCGGCGGGGCTCCGTACTACTACTATGTAGACGCAGAGGGGCGCTGGGACAGCACGCGCGACACCGAGACCCTTCCCGCAGGAGCGGAGGCGGTTGCGTGAGGTTGCGTGATTTTCGTGTGATGTTTCGTGTGATGAGTGTACCCAATCGAAGCACTTTTTGCATCGGTTACAGCCGTTTTTTTACTGTCAGAGACATAGAAAAAGCGCGTATTTACGCCGTTTTCGACGCAAATACGCGCTTCTTAAAAGAGCTGATGACGGGAATCGGACTTGTCAATAAATGCAGAAAAACAGCATAAAACCGTCTTTTTATTCTTCGCGTGTGATGTTTCGTGTGATGATGTGTCCCAAGCTCTCGGAGATGCGCGAATCGAACATTTGTGCAATTTCCTTTTTCACGCGGGCGCTCTCAGCGTCTATGAGCGTCTGGTAGTTGCGCTTCATCACATCCGACCCCGGCTCCCACCCGCCGTATGCCTCGACATACCGGTCGCCATATCCGGCGAGCATGGACGCGCCAAAGTGCCGGAGGTCGTGGAAGCGGAAGTGCGGGAGCGCGGTCTTCTTAAGCGCACGGGCGAAGCGCAGCGATATGCGGTCGGGTGACAGCGGTATAATCCTGCCCTCATGCGGGAGCGGGAGCGCTTCTATGGCGTCCAGCACAAAGCGCGGGAGCGTGATGGTGCGGTAGCTGGAGTAGGTCTTGGGGGCTTTCAGCTGCCACTCTCGGCGCTCATCGAGCACATACGCTTTGCTGATAGTCACGGCATCGCCCTGTATATCGCTGTACTCCAGCGCGCACAGCTCTCCGCGCCGCATAGCGCCGATGGAGCCGAGCAGGATAGCGCAGCGGAGATAGGGGTCGCTGCTGCTCTCATACAGCGCAAGCACATCGTCGAGAGAGGGGCAGTACAGGCTCGTGCGCTTTTTCGCGGGCAGTGTGATGTGCGGGCGAAAATCGGGGAGATAAAGCGTGAGCGCGGCGGTGAGCAGGCCGGAGGCGTTTCGCACAGTTTTCGGTGACAGCCCTTGCGCCGACAGCCTGGACACCCACTGCTGTATATCTGGGCTCTGGAGCCTGCGCAGGTCGCGAGCTCCAAATTCTCCGGTGAAATAGAGCCGGGACGCGCTCCGATAGTTGCGCACGGTGGACGGCGATAGCACTGCCGCTTTCAGGTCGATATACTGCTCTACGGCGGTCTGCACGGTGAGCACGCTGCGGAGCTGGCGCTTGCTGCGCTTCCAGTCGTCGGCGAGTGCTTGCGCTTCCGCACGAGTGGGAGCAGTGAAGCTCCTATAGTGCTGCTTGCCGCTGGCGTCTATGTAGTCGTACACCTGTATCCGGATACTCCCGGATGGCAGCGTCCCCTTCTTTTTCCTTGGCATGATATACCTCCTATAGCGAAGCCCTCGGCTGCCATGCGGTAGTCGGGGGCTTTTTTTTGTGCTCAGATTACATCGCTCTGGAAAGCGATTGCTTTGCCGAGCACATGCACATGCGCGAGCCGCTCCCCGCTA